GTTAACAAAATTGTAATTGATTCTTCACAAGATGGTCGAATTATTTTGCACATCTATGAACCTGGAAGTTTAAAAGGAGAAAGTAAGATCCAAATTGAAAAATTTGGAAATGAAAAAGGACACGTAACATTAGTTCGATGTGAGATTGATAATTGGCGTGATGTTGTAAAACTTTTCATATAAAAAGTTTTTAAAGCCCCATCCATGGGGCTTTTTTTATTGAATAAATTCAGTTGCAGAGCAAAGAATAAGAGGACTTTTTAAGCGATCTATTACGCCAGTGTCTTGATCAAAAGTTCCAATTTCAAGAAGAGTAAAATCTTTTGGGTATTTGTTGAAATTAGTATCTGTTTGCTTGCAAGCATTTTCAAAAGCACGCGTCGCTTCACCGGCATTACGATACATTTGTGGAGGAAGGTAAAAACCAGCTTTAGAGTCATGGACAGAATACAGTTTCATCGACATACAGACGTCTCCTATAGTTGTGGAACATTTCTTTCGAGATGTTCCTTGGTAAATTGTTTTTCAGCTGCATTTTGCTCTTCGCGGAACTCACGTCCGGAAAGATTGTTTTTAGCTTCTGTAATTACATGCTTCGCCAAGAGTTCTTGGGCAGAACGATTACGGATTTTGGATTGAGAATTGTCTTCATATTTTCTAAAGAGCTCTGAATCAATTCTAGATAAGAGTTTACAGTAGTATCTTGGTAATCGGGTCTTTGAGTGTATAAGAGAATTGTAGTTTCGATAGAAGTAATTTCGTCCAATAGCTGGACGAACTGAGGATTTGAACGAGTCTTTGACATTTACAATTTCTCCTTGAGGAAGTGTTATTTGATGAGATTTGCCCTTAAGGGCGTAAGAAGCAATGTAATAAGCTGTTTTTTCATTGGCCTGGCCAATTGAATGAAAACCATGTGGCCAGAGTTTTTCAATCTCTGGAGAAGTAAAAAGTTTATGACCAGAACGAGTATTTCGTAAAAATTTTTGATCTTTTGGATCGTACCCAAAAATAATTGCGTGATGGTGAGGACGGAAGAATTGAGAGCCATATTCATGGCTGACCATGTAAGAAACTTTTTTTTTAATGTGACGACGAAGTTCATGAATAAATCTTTGAAAAGGTGCCTGTAGGACAACCCAAGAGGGAAGGCTTTCATCATTGTAGGTTAGTGTAAGAAAGCAGTTTTCAGAATGGTCTGACATTTCATGACGAGCACGAAGAGACCAGTCTAGAGCGTAAAGAGTTTGACATTCAGAACATTTGCCACATGGAAGACGGAGGGAGCCCTCGCTCGTAAGCGTAGGGCGACCACCATCAGGATTAAGTTCAGCTTTAATTTGCCTGAGGCACATGGAATTACATCCTAAAGCCACCACGCTGAGGGGCGGGTGCAATATTTTTCTTGTTGAACTTCAATCCTTTTTTGAAAGTCTTATTAGACTTTTTTCGGGACATTCGCCTTCGCTTCATTTTTAACCTCCGGTTGGGATACAAACTAAGTTTGTATGAGTGGGCATATAATATCAAGTACTATATATGCCCACAGTTAACTTTTTTTGGAATCTTGATTCGTGGATTCCTGGGAATTTTTAGATTTCAAAGCTGCTACGACATCTTTGAGAGTTGTTTCGGGTTCTGCTTTTGGTTTTTTAGGTGTCATAACACCATATTGAAGAAGAATTGGTTGATTATTTGGGTCGGCAATAAACATATCGAGCTGAGAGGGGTCATTTGACATAAGAAGACGAATTGGGGCCGGAAGTTCATAAAATAGATCACGGGCCTTCTGTACGGTCTCAAAAGCCTCCAGGAAGGGTGGAAATTGAGTATTGTCGATATACTGTTCAGTTTTTTTAGGAAAGTGGGGAAGCATTCCAGTTTTAGCGTATTGAAGCATGATGATATTAATGTCACATGCATTTTTCATTGACTGATCTACTCGATCATCATCGATATGAGGATTTGTAACGCGACGACGGGGCTGTGCTGTGTGTAGAACTTTCATTGGAGTCTCCAGAAGTTAAGAAAATTGCACAAGTAATACGTGCAATTAAAATTAATAAAATTAATAAAAAATCTTTTGACAAATTAGTCAAGAATTTCTCCAGTTCTCATGTCGACAGGCTTTACATGTCGAGATTTTTGACCTTTAGCGGATGAAGAATTACCTCCTCCGAAAAAATTAAAGAGTGTCTTTTTCGATGGCAAAAACAAATCGAGAAGTGATCCAGCAGAATTTGCTCCTCTCTGGACAGTGTCTGAAAGTGCATCGGCGCGTATTTTTTTGGCTCCCCATTGCTTATCAAAATTCGCTTTATTTTGAGCCCCAGGTATCTGGGCCTGTTTAAGTTTAACGTCGGTTGCGACGGATTTTGCTGTATTTTCAAGAACAGACTCCTGTTTAGATTGTACGCGTTTTGCTTGCTCGGCAAGTAGTGTATCAGCTTCAGTTTTTTTAATAGAAGCTTTTGCTTGTTGAGATTCTTGATTCATCATGGATCGGAGAAATTGGGCAGAACTACCGGCTCCCGATCCAATAGCTCCCGAAGCGCTTGCTCCAGATGGTGATGAAGCTCCGCTTCCACCAAGAGATAGAATTGGATTAAGCCCAGCCTTTCGTAAGTCTTCCGCTTCCCGCTGATGAGCAGTCGAAGACATCCTTTCTTGAAAAGCCATTTGCTGAGCTGATTGAGCGCTTTGGAATTGGCGATTCTGTTGTGCCGCGAAGCCCTCGCCAAGAAACGGTATTCCTGATAAGGCAGCTTCTTCTCCTCCGTCCTGTCGTCGTACAACTTCAGATAAACCTCCAGTTGATATAGCTAATAAACCTCTACCAAAGTCCATAATTGCCTCCCGGCGGGAAACCCCTGGAGGTTACTCCAGGGGTTATTTTTTTAGAAACGATTTACAAGTGATCCTGGGATTGCGTAAGTGGGCATAGGTCTTGCGCATTTGTAGTCAAAGAAGCAATCAAGTAAGAAGTCTGGCTGTGAGTCAACTGCAATAACTCGTGCCATAGGTGGAACTTCAGGGATGATACCTGCGAGTGTTGGAAGTTCTGCGAATTCAGGAGATAAATGCCAGACATCGAGAGACTGAGTTGCATTGGAACGAAAAAGACCGGTGATTTGTGAAGGTTTATAACGATACTCTGCATAACGCTCCTGGTAGCCGAAAACGGCATTATCGGGTGTTGAAGATCCTTGACAATAAATTTCTTTATTTAGAATTGCTTGTTCACCAAGATTAGCAAATGAAGGCCAATAGAAGTCGAACCTTGTTGAACGTGTCCAAGGACGTTGAAGACCTTGCTGATATGTCATGTCAGCTCTTACTGAAATAAGACCAATAACAATTTCGTGTTCAACGAAAGATTTAATAAAGCCTTTTTGAGAACGGGTAAGAGTCCCCATAGCAGCGAGGTTGCCTTGAGGAGTTTGTCCATCAACGGTTGGAGCAGTTTGAGCAATGGGATTTACGTTAAGAGCTTGAGTAAATCCACCAAGGAACTCTGGTCGTTGAAGACGAGCATCAGGAGATATTACACCAAAGTGTGCGCGTAGAATTTCGGTATAACGAGTACCACCACGAGCATCAAGTTCATACATGACTTGGATTTGAGAGGCTTCACGAAGAGCATTAATTGTAATTTGTGAAGCTTCACTTAGATCTGCATAGATACCAGGATAACCAGCGTTATCGGGATTTTCACGAATAACGTAAGAATCTTGGGCGTTAGATTGATCAATAAAAGAATAGTTACCGTAGTTAACAGCAGGAGGGCCATCGCTTTCACGTATAGCATTAGCAGGTCCAGTTCTAAAGGTAGCATTAGTTTTACCAATACCAAGAACAGGTGCTGTAGAGCCTAAAGGAATTGAAACAGGTTCGTGTTTTTGAGCAAAAGGAAGTGCACCTGTAAAATAGTCTTTGCGTCTACCACGAGGCATAACGACAGTTCGGTTAGCAGATTCAGGATCAGTTGTATAAGTGTCAGGTCCGTCGCCTAAAGGAACAGTAAGAGAATCTTGAAGATTTTCATCGCGGTACCAGTCATTCCAAACGAGTTTATAGGCGCGAACAACGTCAGCACGAACTCCTGATATACCAGGAATTTTTGTAGGAAGACCTAAATAATCCGGAAGAGATTGTTCCCCCCATCCAACAGATGCAGGGGATGGTGACATAACAGGCATGATGAAATCGGTTGAGTCATCTGGATTATCTTGTTCTCCGTTGAAACGTTGCCAATTAGTCCAAAGAAGTCTTTCAGGAACAGACCAAAAATGAACATCGGCAAAGAGATTATCCATAATGGGCTTTTCGAGAGTAGCAATACGACCAAAAATAGTAGCATTGAGATTAAACGTATCACCTGGTAGAGCTTCATCCCAAAAGATAGGGATAAGTAAACCAGCATCGAAAGTAGTCTTAAGACCATGTGATCGGTCAAAAGTAGATCTTTGAATTTTAGGTTTGGCAATTTGAGCAAAATGCTGTTGCGGGGACATTACTGATCTCATATCTTTCCCTCCTTGGGAAATATCCTCTCACTCCGTTGAAGAGGAAATATTTCCTCTTTTTTAAAGGAGTAAGATATGGTTAACAAAATTGTAATTGATTCTTCACAAGATGGTCGAATTATTTTGCACATCTATGAACCTGGAAGTTTAAAAGGAGAAAGTAAGATCCAAATTGAAAAATTTGGAAATGAAAAAGGAC